ATGAATATGTTTACTAATGCTGATGGCGAGGGTATGTTTAAAAATATATCTGACTTCTTCTTTGACTTAATATTAATCATACCGAAGTTCTTCTTAAACATCTTAGATGCTGTAGCAGGATTGTTTGGCTTTGATGGATTGAAAGAAAAAGTTTATGGTATGTTTGATGCAATCATGGATAACTTTGGTATCCCTGCATTCTCATTCACTATTCCATTAATTGGTAAGAAAGTTTCCTTTGATGGATTCTTCCCATTCAGAGATGACGATCCCGATACATCTGTAGAGGGTGGAGACGAGGGTGCTCCGATTGAAGGAACAGAAAGTGGAGTTGGCGAAGGTGTTGCGATAAATAAAAAGAATAAAGTTATGACAGATGGTAAAGGCAACCAAGTCACTATCGCTGCAGATCCTTCTGAATTTTCATCTTCAAGTAAACTTGATGAAGCTATTGCGAGAGAAAATGAGATTGCTAATACTGGAACTGACACTGGTTCCAAGGGTGGTAATACAACTGTTGTAAATAATACGAATGTAAGTAATCAAGCAAACACTGCTACTAATTCTATGGCTTTCCCTAAGACAAGCAAGAACAGAGATAATCTTTACCATGCTTCCAATAAATATTTGAGTACAGGATAATGTGTTTATGTACGATCTGTCTGGTTATGGGATTTACTTCTTTTATATCTGCGTTCTATCTCTGGTACTCCATTTATCATACCACTGGGCAGTGGTCCCTCTACATAAGCGATTGAAACAACTTCGTGCTCCTTCGAGTGACTCCTAACAAAATCTGCAGCACCAGCATAAGAATGTTCATATAGTTCCTGATACTGAATCGTGCTATCAGGTCTTACTATAAATCCAACTTTAAACTTATGTATCGTATCTAAGTAATTACCATTAGAAACTTCTTCTACTTCTTCTTTCTTTTTATTTTCAAAGAAAGGAAAGTCAGTATCTTTTGGTGGTGATAGTATCATAATACTATCCATCCTTCAGCGAGTGCGATTAATAAAACAATGAATGGGATACAACCACATACAAAATAAATTAATCGTTCTTTCTCACTCATGTTCCCCACCTTTACCTCTTGTTAGAATTCCTTGAACTTTTTTACTTCTTACTTGTCTAAAGTATATTGCTGTCAATACAGTCATAGTAATAAACAAAGCATGAGCCAAAGCTGATATACCAAATGCGTATATGCTTTCTATAATATAGATACCGAATACTGCTGACCACATCCATGCTAATATTTGCATAGACATAAACTTAACTTGAAATGGTAAATCTTTAAGAGCATTTATCTTATCGTCCATTATAACATCATAATAATCTTTTTTCATATATATCCTTCCATAAAAAGAAAGGGGAGCCGAAGCTCCCCTTTACACAGATTTTGAATATCCTACTCAGAGTCTGCGATTTTTTGGAAGTAAGACATTACATCCTCTTCCTCTCCACTTGGTGGAGTTGGCTCAGCCTTTGCGACTGGCTCAGGTGCAGGAGCACTCTTAGGTGCAGGTGCTGCTGCCACAGTTTCAAGTACTGCATTTTCAGCTGTACCCAACCCTGCGTTTTCATCCTCAAGAACTTCCATTAGTCTTTGTGAAAGTGCTTCATAAGACTTGAACTGGTCTGGTGCAACAAACTCAGATAGCTTATGCTGTTTTTCAACAATGCTAACTAACTCTTCATCAGAACCATTTACTGCTTTCACTTCTGTAAATTGACTTTCATCATAATTAGGGAAGCCAGCAACTTTCTTCATTCGAAGTCTGAAGTCAGCTCCATTCCATAAGTCAAAAACATTTACAGGTTTCTCATCTTCAAATGTCGGTCTGGCTTTCTCCATGATTTTATCAAAGATCTTTTTACCAAACTTATACAGTCTGACCTGTCCTTCATTCTCGGGATGTTTCGGATCGCTCACAATCAAAACATTGACTATGTAAGATAGTCTTCGTTTCTGCTTACGAGCAATATCTTTATTTGCTTCAGAGCCACTGTTCCATAGCTTTGAATTCAATTCACCAACTGGATCTTTCTCACCCAGTGTAGTTAAACTGTTTTCAATATACCATTTTCCAGTTGGACCTTGGAAGCCATGACTAAACACACGAACCCATGGCAATTCGTCACCCTCTACTCTTGGTAGAAAACGAAGTACTGCTGTTGCGTTGCCTGCTTTGTCGGGATCAAGTTTCCAGAGTCTTTCATCTGGAGCATAATCTTTCTTTTTGGAACTCTGGGGATTTGCGATCTTATCGAACTCTCCAGATATTTTGGTGAAGTCGGACATGGAATCCTTCTTCAATGCGGTTAAATCAACCATAACTATTTCTCCTTTGTAATATGCGTTATATGCGTTGTATTGTTATTATATTACTTGATAAAAACTTAAAAGTCAAATCAAGCACTAGTATTTAGTTCAATTAAATCAGCTTCAAAAGATTTATATGTCTCTTGAAACTTAGTCTTATCAAACTTCACGAAACCTTTCGACTTCGTTATCCTGAGAACATCCTCCTCAAAAGCAACTCCTGCTTTAGTGTTCCAGTTCTCAAAGAATCTTTTATATGTATCTAAGATACAAACTGTTTGTACATGTACATGTTCTCCCAATACCATCTTCATCAACTCTGGGACAACACCATTAAAATTATATAATTCTTTCTCACTCAGTTTTTCTTTTTCTAAATGTAATAATATGGTAGACAAGTCTGACCTGAATGTATTATGCATTGATTCTCGTACTCTATTCCAGCTGGTGGCATAATTATCTGAGGTGATTCTGGAGTATAAGGTTGCATCATGCCCATAACTGAAATTACTGACAAAATAATCAACAATGTCACGATCAGTTTTAAAATCGTCACTTAACTTCTCAAACAGTTTAACATCATTCCTCGTGTAGAATTTTTCTCTACTCCCACGGATGGCACCTTTATTTGTAAACACATCATAATTCTTTTGATGGAAATGCAGTTTAAGAGCCATGTATAATTTATATACACGATATCCGTCCATCTATACATCCAACTTTGCATTCTTAGGCATATAATTTAGATCCCGATAATTGGCTTCTAATTTATCTTTCAATGCACCTCTTATTAATCCTTTCATCTCTTTAGGATCTAGTCCTGCTTTATCGCAATATTCAAGTATTGCATCCATGTGTGTTATACCTTGTTTTTCTTTTACCATTTTCTCAATATACTGAGCAAATGATTTAGAGTTCTCAAACAGAGTAGGAAAATCCGTCGTTGGCGACTCGCTCATATGTGCTCCCTTTGTTATTATATTTATCGAGATAGTGGTTTATGGTATTAATACGATCATCAACTTTACCATACTCATTCATTTTAAGATTATACAAAGACCATGCTTTGGTATCTGGATTGTCGGCATTTAAGTGGTCACCTGCTACATGCAGATACTTGTTGAACCAACGATCTAGTCGCTCCTGTTCAGTAATCATGTCTTTCTTAATAGAATGCAATCCAGCGATATCTCTACGAATCGCACAATGCTGTATCCTATTTTGTAATTTTACATGGTCCATTATATTTCTCCTGTTTATAATTTAATTGCTAATACTACCAATATTGCTACCAGTAGAATGTTCACTAATAATAATTCTATTCCTAGAATTGTATGATACCAGATCCATCTAGTTTTATAAGCATTGTCTATAGATAGATCGTCTGGATCTGGATCTACGAAGCCATCTATATCTTTTTTTGGATCTTGTTTCCAAAGTGTGTTTATGATTTTTTTAAACATCTGTTTCTTTTTTCTCCTCTGGGTATTCATCTCTCCACTTCAAGATTTCCTTTTGGTCACCTTTCCAGTACCATTTGATGAAGCCAGTTTTCATTAATGATTCGATGGTGTCAGCAATAACCTTTGTACGATTTGTCTTTCCCATCTGGTATCCGAGATAAACTAATATCCCTGAATATAATAAAACATTTATTATCTGTGCGTCAGTTTCCATTTACCCTCTTCTCATCTTAGCGATATCAACTGCTTGTTCTTTATTAATAACAGGAACAGCATTAGACTTATGCATCTGTGCTATACCTGTCACAAGTGTACCTGTATATTTCTGTGGCTCTTTCTTGAATGTATTACCACTCATACCATTAGAAACTGAAGGATACTTCTTATCATAATCTTCTCTAGCTTTTACTCTATCCTGTTCAGCCTGTGATATCTTCAATGGTTTAAACTCTTTGCGTCTAGCTTTTAGCTGGTCAGGATGAACACCATTTTCACGCAACCAAGCATCATGCTTTTCTTTGCGTGCTTTCCATCCTGGTTTTTTCTTAACTTTAGATTTACCACCTAGACGAGTGGTGGTGTAGTATGCTGGAAGTAATGCCATAATGTATATTCTATATTAAAATTAGTTAAAAGTAAAGAACTATTTTGCCAATTTAGCAACTTTTTTTCTGCTTGGTGCCAAGTCCCTTATCACTGTTTCAGTAAATATGCTCTTTGCTTCAAGCAATATCTTAGCATCCATCTCAGACATAGAAGCCTGTTCAAATGCCAGTACCTCTAACTCCTTTTCAGCAATCCTTGCTTTTAGCTTTTTTGCTATGTTAATTGGGGTATCTTTGCCCAGCAAAGATTTACAGAACCTTATTTCATCAAGTATATCAATCATATATCCATCTCCAAGTTTACTTTTTCATAAGAAAGGTGCTCAACATACTGCCAGTCACCATCCACATATTTGTAAGTGTATCGTGTCTCACCACGATATCCTTCAAAATTCTTTTGTTTGAACCATTCACCATCTTTTTGGTAGATAATTGGTTCTTGGTATCCACGATATCCCTCGTGTTCTAATTGAGATTTTTCAAACGAGGACATCCAGTCATCAGACTGTACTTCCCAATCGATAACATATTCTTCAGAGCAAATATTTTTATACTCAATCATCTTACATACATCAGCGATCTTTGCTTTCATGCCCTCATAATCATTTATGTCAATGTTCATAACTTTATAGTCTGAACCACCTTTAGACTTCCAATAGTCGTTTCCTTGTCCAGGAGTGTCGACATTGTAGTTTTCATTATATTGTGTACTGATTATTACTTGCATATTATTACCTCTAATTAAATTCCTGCTATTGACCCAAATAGATAAAGTGTTATACATAACACCACAACTATTAGAATAATTCCTTTAAACATTATATGTTATCTCCAAATGTTTCTTTTGCGTGTAGATAAAGTGCTACACATGCACAGTAGATCGTAAATCCTAATGTAGGAAATATGATCCAATATAAGATTGTTTCTAACATTATATAATTCCAATCTCTGATGCAGTTTCAGCTTCAGTCTCAAAGATATCTGCTGCCCACTCACCATGCTTTTCAAGATATGCATCTTTAGCATCTAGTAAAGTGAAGTATTTTTTATCAGCAAAATCGCTGATATAATCTTGAGCTGATTCCTGTAATTCAACAACTAGGTTTCCAATTTTACTCATATTATATTCTCCTTTTTTTTAATTTAATAACTAATTCTACTATATTTTGACGCAAAAGTAAAGAACTATTTTCGTTTTTTGTAAAAAAAGTTTTCATTGTTTTCAATGAGTTAGGCAACCCTCTTGGATTGCCTTGCTCTTGCTTGCATTTCATCAGCATCAAATACTGCGAAATATACTGGTTTTTTAACCTCTTTTCCTTCAGCATCTTCAGTCACTCTCATTCTCATTAAAGAAGCCACTTTTTTCATGCCTTTGAAAACTGAACCAGAAACACCATAATGTTTGATGCCTTGTTTGAAAGTACAAACTCTTTCAACATCACCACATGCGTCAGCATTAGTACCACTGTATTCATATCCATTTGTTATATTAATTGTCATATTTAATTTACCTCTCGTTTTTTTATTTAATATACAGTTATTCTACTACATTTTGAGTCAAAAGTAAAGAACTATTTCACTTTTTTTATACTTTTTTGTTATTAAAAAACAAGGACTTATAATAAAAAAGGGGAAGCCATTGCTGACTCCCCCTCTAAACTAGGTGAATTTGTGTGTTTTTATGATTTTTTTGCTGCTTTTTTCTTGCTCTTTTTAGCAGTTAATTCGTTGCCTTCTTTGTCTACTTCGACTTCACCAATAACATTTCCTTCTTTATCTTCTAAGATTTTAAAGTAATGTTTCTTGTCTTCGTCTTCGTCTACAGCATCAAATGCTTTTTGAAAGTCTTCATCTACATCAGGCATAGCTTTAACTTCAGTCTGGCTATTTCCTGGTCCCATTACAGGTGCTTTATAGAATCTGTCTTTTACTTCTTCTAAGTCTGTTATCTCTACATCAAAAACTTCCCAGTCTTCTCCTGCGTGTCCTTGATCTCTTAGAAAGAGTTCACATTGATTTTTAGCGAATTCTAGAGTTGGACCAATAACATTAAATTCTTGTCCATTTCTAAATATGAAATTGTATTCTTCTTGATTCTCGTCGTTCTCCCATGATGGTTGCGTCATTCCTTTTGCTTCTGCTTCTTGTATCTCTGCAAAAGTTTCTATGATTTTCGCTCTTCCTTCATCATTGTCAAGTTGACGAATCATTTGCTTCTCAATCCTAATTTCTTGGGCTGATTGCACTTTAAGGTTTGCCATTATATTCTCCTAGTTTATTGTTGCGATACTAGTATTTAGTTAAATTGAATATAGTATCTAGCCAGTTTTCTGGTTGCGACACAACTATTTAGTGAAAGTTAAAATTCTGATTGAATAATCGCTTTTAACAGGTTTCCATACTCTGGATTAGTTGAGAATGATTCTAAATGATATGCTAATGTACTAGCATCAGCACCTTTATCTCTATGATATCTTAAAGACTCATAATAGTGTAAGTCATTTAGAATACGAACAACATCTCTAGCAGAGTCGCACTTATACTTGTATGCTTTTACTCCCCATCCATACCATTTACCATCATGTGTAATAGGTTTGACATGGTCAGTGTTCTCGTCCCAAGTTCTTATACCAAAAAGATTGTTTGCTTCATTTGCAAAACGACTTGTTCCCCAACTAGATTCTAGTATGGCTTGTGATATAATTAATTCTTTTGGGAAATGACGAGATTCAGGTTGGTTATAGTATATTCTGTCAATACACTGAGACATAGAATTAATAAATGTCTCTTTATTCTTGGTGATAATCTCTGGAGTTGTCCAGTTCGCCAAGGCAGCATGTACAGTAAAAACTGTCAGTGCTATCATTATTACGAGTGGCTTGATGTTAAACATAAGTCCTCCTTTGGTGATAAAGTATATTTATTATATAAGAATATGCACTCTTCGGACTAATGCTACCAATTCTCTAATTCTCTTTATGTCAACATGGTCTGTATCGAGTTTCACATTCATTGCTATGGCAACTGCCTGACGAATATCACCAGACATAAAGCCATCTTCTTTCTTGACCAGTTGTAAGTCTCCAACTGTAAAGTCTTTAACAGCTTGATGTGTAAGCTGTATAATTGCATCTCGCTCAGCATTTAATGCTAAGTGGTAATCCATTATAGATTGCGTGATATCATGTACGAGGTCACGAGAGTTAATAGTAAGTGCTGCTGCAAGGCAATATACATCCCTCAGGGATCTTTCTTCTGTCCTTAGTGCTAATAGTTCATCCTTAACATCACTAGCAAATGCTGGGCATCCTACAGCATAATTTTTATACCATTCTTCTATCTTTTCAGGTGGCTCATCATCTCTAATGCCCATACCTGTATCAACTGTGTAATCACTTACCATGCGTCATGTCCTCCTTTTTTCTTTTTCTTCCAAGTAAAGAATGATTTAAATCCACCACTTAATCCCCACAGTGTTAATACTGTTAGATTAAATAGAAAGATGCTTATTAAAAGCAACATACATAATACTTCAAAGAAATCAAATAATGGATCTAAGTCCATCATTAATTTGCCTTTATGTGTTTAAGTGCTTCAATCATTTTCTCTGCACTTGATACTTCAAATGGATCTTGAATAGGACATGCTTCAGGCATTCCCCATTCAGTGTATCTCACTTTAATCTCAGCATTTTTAACATACATACTGTATCGCCAAGATCGTTCTCCGAATCCTCTATTAGTGAAATCATTTATCATGTTTACACTTCTAGCAAAGTCACCATTACCATCTGGCAGTGGTTTCACTTTAGTAATCCCTTGTTGTTCAAACCAAGCATTCATAACGAAAGAATCATTTACTGCTGTACAGTAAACTTCATCTATGCCTAGTTCTTTAAATTGGTCATACAAGTCTTCAAATTTTGGTAATTGAAATGCTGAACATGTTGGAGTAAATGCTCCAGGCAGTCCGAACACAACAACTTCTTTATCGTTAAACAAGTCCTGTGTGCGTTTCAATACCCAATCAGAATTTTCACGCATGTAAAAGACTTGGTCTGTCAATCTATCATTCATTATAGTTCCTTTAATTTTCTAAATGTTTCTCTAAGATCTAGGAAGTCTTCAATGTAATCATCTCTACGACCATCCATTAATTGTATTCCCTCGTCCTCGACATTAATTATTAGTAGCAACCTTTCAATAGGTATGCTGGTTCTTTCTTCAAACATAACTGCGTAAGCAGAACATTGCATGAAGTAGTCTTTGACCCATTCCCTCTTCTTCATTTTAGCAGAGGTCTTGAAGTCTATCACTGTTAGCTTTCCTTCATACTCAGCAATACAGTCAGCAGTTCCTGCTACCTTTAAATGATCTGAATATAATTTGGTTTCTAAACAACGAATATTGTTAATATTATCTAAGAATGGAATCATCTGACCGAAGTCAGCTTTTGAAAAATCATCAGAACAATCTCCTTCATTAAGAAGATACTTCTCAGCAAGTGAATGTATTTTATTACCACGACCGAGTGCTCGTCTAGAAATTCTGCCAGCTTCTTCTTCGCCAACTCTTTCTTTCCAAGCAAGTATAGATGCCTGACTATGTAATTTAGTCACGGATGTGACTGATGGATACTTAGCACCACTGGGAGTTTCATAGTATCTCCCAGCCTTGCTATTCACCTGCACGAGTTTGCCTACTTCGATAGGCACATGATTAAACATAATTATTTCTCAATATTAATCGGCTTCCCATTCTTATCCTTATGGAACTGGTCGTCCCACTTAGATACTTTTTTCCTATGTTTGTATATTCTAGCCTGAAAAAACTTAAAAGTAAAGTCTTTAAATTTCTTCAAGTGCAACCATAAGTCTTTCAGCACGATTTGGTACCTGTTTATGCCAACGAGAGTCTCTACCCTCAATTGCAGCCTGTTTCCAGTTTCCCGAATCAATAGCACTTTTCATGTTTTTAAACTTCCCAAGTCTGGGAGCTCCCATGTTAAAACACATATTGATTAAGACCCTTTGAGCAGTATCAGGATAGCTGTCTATATATGGATACACTTTCTTGACTTCATCAACAAATTTTTCCACATCAGTATCAAATACTTCCCAACAACGATCCTCACTCACAGCTGTTCCTACAGGTTTTCCGTGCTCCTCATCATCTTCTGTGACGAGATGCCCGATACCGAATGTAGGATACCCCAAGTGGTCGTTGTAGATTTCGAACTTAACTCCTTCATCACGAATGAGTTCTTCTCTTAACTTCTCTCTATCAAACGACATAGAGTTTACTCCTTTAATTTGATAAGGTGCCAAGGATGAAAAGGATCTGCGAAGACCCTCTTTGCCTTTACACCTTTAATTTCTTTTTTGCTTTTTTAATTGCAGCAATTAATTTCGCTTTGGTTTGTCTTTTGTCTAGTTCAACACCAATCTTACGACCAAGTGCTTCGAGCTCGTCTTTAGTTTTCTTTTCAAGATACTTAAAGTCTTCTTTATCGATGACTCCATCTTTATTTGTATCAAGAACAGGAAACAACTTTGCTCCTACACATTTTAACCAATCAATTATCTTTTGCATAATTTCTCCTAGTTTATTTTGTATTAATTTTTGAGATCCAACTTTTTATAGTTGACTCAATCCAACTTGCCCAAATGGGTTGTGGAAAGTTCCAGCCGATAAAAGCACCGACTGCGATCCAGAAAAGTATATCTAACATTATCTTTTGCTCCTTTTAGTTTTAGTTGTTTTATCATCCTCAGCTTTTATCTTAGCAATAATATATTCTTTTACTAAGTCACTTCGAACAATATCGTTTACAGTAAACTCGACACGAGCATAACTCTTCATATGTCGCACTATCTCCATAAAATTAAAGAGTCCCTCTTTTTCAGTTCCCCTTTTTAAATCAGTCTGTCGATAGTCTCCACAAAATACAATACGAGAATGGTCACCCACTCTAGTTATAATTGTATCAAGTTCTTCCCAGTTTAAATTTTGACACTCATCCACAATTACTACTGTGTCATCAAATGTCAAACCCCTGACGAAACTTGTTGAAGCAAAATCTAAATTCTTTTGCGACATCATCCTTTCGTATGGTTCAGGATAGACCAGATTATCTGCTTTCTTTTGAAACAAGGCTGAACATATTTGTTTATATGGCAACTGATATTGTTCCAACTTTTCTTCCAGATCTCCTGGCAAATGACCAATCTCTCTACTTTGTACAGCAGATCGAATAATCAAAACTTTTTCAAACTCTTTATTCAGTACAGATTGTAATGCTTTATATAAAGCGATATATGTTTTACCTGTACCAGCTACACCATGAGCCATGATGATTTGTTTATTATCATCTTTATAAAAGTCAAAGAATTTTTGCTGACTCTCATTTAGAGGTTCAACATTTTTTAAGTCTGTTATCTTTAACTTTGCTTTAGCAGATGTAGGAACATCTTTGCTTTTGCTTACTCTTGGCATTTTAAAAAACTTCTGTATTTATCTTGCTTCCTGGATTTTTAGTTTTTACTCTTTCAAGTACATCTCTAAATCCAGTGGCTTTCTTTCTTTCATCAGTACCTGAAAGTCTGGCAGCATCTACAATTTTTGGTGTAGATAACATACTTTTCCATTCAGGATTATCTTTTAACCACTTTAGTTTTTCATCATAACTACAGAAAAGTTCTTTTATTTCTTCAGTTTTTTTATTTTGTACATTATATAATGGCATCTTACTATTTATAACTCCTCTAAAGGTGGAATATTCTTCTTTTTATTAGGCACTACTCGGCTTCTATACTTTGGTGTTCTCAACTGTTTTGCTACTGGATCTTTTTTAGAGCGAATATTCGTAGTTGACTTTTGCATGTTTTTCTTCATCTGCTCTTACCTTTACGATTACATCCGATAACTTTGCGTTCTTTTTTAAATTATAATATTCTATTGCTATCTCTGGTGCATCAATATCTTCAGTTTGCCCACTCTTTATCATATGTAAATATTGTGTATATGAAACCACTGCTTCCTCTTCAAAATAATGTATCATACGATGAGCAGTCTTAGGAAAAAATATATATAAAAAAGTATAAAACAAAATAAAAATTAATTGAGCAAATAAAACTATCCATCTTTCTAACCAAGTTGGCTTTGCTATGTCAATAAAAATCATTAAATGCATTCTTTCATTTTCAGCTTCTTCCATCATCTCACGAATCTTTGGACCCCATCCTGTCTTCATCTTTCTTAATGACTTAGCATGAAGCCAAACACCAGCTACCATTCCTGGAACACCAGCGACTGTTTCTAATACTACTGCTCTATGCCCATACCTTTTTGCAAAGAAAGTATCGGCTATAAACCGAAAGAACTTCGTCATACTTCTTGCAAATAAATCTGATATCTTTTTTTTCATAAGTCATTCGTTCATAAATTCTGTTATCATAGGGAAGACTGGTTCTATTGCTTCACCACATTCCCTCGCTATATCCATATGTTCTTTTTGTGTACCATTAGCAGTACGCAAATCAATATAGTGCATCCAAGATCTTAATGTCCCATTCATATATATAGTGGATTCAGTCATGCCCTCTGGCAATATTGCTCTTGCTTGTTCCTTAGCAATATTTTTTTCTAGTGCTTTCTCATATAATTCTTTTACACCTTTGAGTAATTTCATCTGTTCCATATTAAACCACTCAACCACATCATGCTGATGCTCAGGTCCAAACTCATAAGAGTTTTGTCTATTGTCTAAATCTTGTTCTCTAGCTTTACGAGTTGAGAATACACCTGCCTTTGCATATCTTTGACTAAACTCCTGGAAAGAAAAACTTCTATGTCTTAATATTTGTCTAGCGATATCTCTTGTGGTTTTTATTTCTATACATACTGATACCATTTCAAATGGTGACCAGTGTTTATGCTTCATCAGATATCTGAGTAATTTTTCAGAAGAGCCTGAATTCGCTTGGTTCGTCGGATTAGATACTCTTGCACAGAATGCAACTTCCTGTAATAAGTCTCCATGTTCACCTTTACTATAATTTATTAATTTAGCTGGCATAATTACCATTTGTTCCATGTACGATATCGTACCAGTCAGGAACATCCCTCTTAGTCCATTTAGCAAATCCTGCTTTATACTTTAAATAGTATTGACGATATGCTTGTATGCTGTCATTATGCTTTACATCTTCTGGCATAGCTTGTCTAAATGGTGTAAGTCCTATTCCCTTAGGAATATTTTTTGGGCATTCATATAATGCTTCTCTAAGTAATCTATCAGTCTTATGAGTTTTACCATAACGATGTGTATATTCATCGCATAGTCCTACGAATAGATTATATGCCCAAGTATAATTAGCATCAGATTCCCTCACCCATATAGCACAAGGATGGTTCATCATTGTAGCACGATATAAAGTGCCCTCCATATTACTATCAGGCAGTTCCCAATACTTTGTTTTAGTTTTACCTGTACTTGATTCTCTTAGATCTTGTTTACCATCTAAGAATCTATGAGCAGTAGATAAAAGCTGAGCAGTTTCTAATATCATTTTGACTACATGCTTATCACAATGTTGTTTTGCTGCAAGTGTAGGATGCATATGTAATACAAATATGTTCATGTATTATCACCCTCTGTATATTTTAACATGCCTTGCTTATCAAAAGTTTTATGATGTGCTTTGGAATCTTTTACTATCTCACCAAGTCTATAAGTTTTTATCTTTTTATCTTGTAGTGTGAAAATAGAACAAGCAACAATAGCCATAGCCAATGGTGCGAGAATTAATATATATCCTTGCATTTCTTCTACACCCATACAATCACCTTTTTCTTTTCTTTTCTCTTTTCTCTAATCGTATCTTAATATCTGCCCATACAATTCCCATGCATATTAACATTGCCAATCCTACGATAGTGAAATTTAATATATCTTCAATCATTAGTAAATTTTAAATTAAAAAAACTTAAAAGTAAAGTTATGAAATGGCTTTGAAACCAAGTGCTTTAATCTCAGGATCTACTTTAGTCATCACATTAAGTAAATCCTGCTTTTCAGCTTTAAATACTTCCCAAAATTTTGGATCGTGTTCTTTAATGCTGAACGAGTTATGTAGTAAATCAAAGACTTTAATAGTCTGGACTTCTTTACTTTCTTTAGCAAGTCTATCTCTTTCAATAGCTTTCCTGTGTGCTCTATTACCATCTTCTAGTTTGGCTGTATCAGTTAATCCTTTGACTAATCTTGCAACCTCATCACCAAAAAAGTATTCTATTTCTTCGTGTGTTGCTTCAGTATCTTCTACTGTATCGTGTAAAAGTGCAGCAGCAAACATATCCTCAGTAGTATCTTTATAATGGTCTTTCAATAAATTTGCCACAGCCATTGGATGTGTGATATAATCCTCTTCTGTGTATTTTCTTTTCTGACCTTTATGTGCATTGGTTGCATAAGTTGCAGCAGAATTAATTCTATCTGAGTATATTCCTTTATGAAGCAATTGACACCTCTCTGTTTGTCATATGTAAGTCAGCAATGACTTTTTGTAATAGAGTAAGAGTATCAATTACATTTTTATGTACAACTCCTACTCCTCCATTTTGATTAAAGTATTGAACACAAGTAAGTTGGTCATCAATTAAGATGTCATACTTAGAACCATAAGTTCCTTTTTCTGTTCTACCTTTAACAAAATTTGTTTTCAAATCACTCATACCATTATTAATCAACCATTTTCTTTTCTGTTTTACAGACTCAGAATATTGGTCATCACTTAATGTATGAACACTTGATAAGATTTGGATTTCATATCCGTGCTTATCAGCTATCTGTCTTACAGATGATACCAACTCATCCATGTTTACTGTTCTAGGAAGATTTTCAAAGATTTTATTATTCATAACTTCATCTCTAAACTCTTCATATATAAAAGAGTGTCTTCCATTTCTGAAATAGTAATCATCGAAGTTGGCTAAAACACCATCCATATCCAGATATATTATTTTATTTTTCTTATTCATACAGTAATTCTACTATATTTTACAGCAAAAGTAAAGCATTATTTCACTTTTTTTTAAAATAATTAGTTAATAAAATCAATCACTTAGGAAGTCTTTTAAATTTGGGGGTGAAAAGTTCTTAGATTTAAGGACTTTTCCTGTCTCAGGATCCTTTTTTGTGGGGAATTTAGAGTAGTTCGAACGACCTACCTCTGCGAATGCCTTCTCAACATCCATACCTTTTGAGTGGGCATAACCAGCAGCAACCCATATTAAGTCGCATACTGCATCTAGTTGTTCTACCTCATCGCCTTTTTGATATGCTTCTTTAAATTCTTCATACTCTTCTGTAATTAGATTAGCATATAATTGTGCTTGTGGTCTAACACCATGGGAAATATCTGCAGGACATTTTTGACCTGCTATTTCCATCCATTCTTTAACCATTTTAAATGGTTGTTTATTTAAAAATAATTTACTTATCCCATCCATCAAATAACTCCTTTGGCATGCCACTTTCTTCCCATGGCTCTAGTTTTCTTTTTGGTACTCTTTTCCTTTGACCATTCTCTAACACTTCGTCAGTGTATAAGTCTTGTCCAGGAACAGCATGTGTAGTCATAGTAGAAGATGTCTCGCTATCATACATTTGAGCCAAACGATCGTATGCCTGTTTTAAATTGGCAAGTTCTGTTTCTAACTCTTTAATCCTTTTCTTATCAGAAGGATTTTCAAACATTTCTAATTGTTCTTCAGACATTTACTTCTATGACTTGCGACATACACTTACCACCAAAACCAAAACTATTATTCAACATAGTTCTTTTCTTTTGCTCTTCAGGATAAATATCGTTTTCCCTCAGTAAAGTTCCGTGTATATCTATTTTAGATTCTTTTAAATTTTGAATATGTGGTACTACACCATTCCTCATGCTTTCAATAGCATAGCAACCCTCAAGAATACCAGATGCTGCAAGTGTGTGACCAATTTTACTTTTTGGTGCCCACATTTTAGTTCCTGGCATTATTTCAGAAACAGCTTCGTATTCAATAGGATCTCCTGCTATTGTACTTGTACCATGCGTACATACATAATCAACATTATCTACACCAGCATGTTTCATAGCATCTTGCATTGAAGTACGAGTACCAGTTCCTTCTGGGTTTACCATATCAACAGCATCAGATGCCATACCTGCTTTGTGTAATTTAGCATAAGATGTAGAGCCAAACTCTTTCATCTTTTCTTCTGATTGTAATATCATACAAGCACCACCATCTCCCATTAAGAATCCTTGTCTCCTATCGTCAAATGGCATTGACCAGTTTGCTAATGCACCTAGACAAGCGAAGTATTTAATTCCCATAGGGAAGTTAGCACAATCACCTGCTGTACAAATTACATAATCATATTCATCTACGAGTCGCATAGCATAATCAATATTGACCATTCCTGTAGCACAGGATGCGAAAGTTGCTGTAGATAAACCTTTAAATCCATAGTAAGAAGTAATATGCATACAACCCATATCAGGGATTCTATTTACTGCTCTACGAGCATTACTTCTTTTCATATACTTAATATATTCAAAGTACACATCAATTCCTTCAGTATCGTTTGAAACAGTACTGGCAAGACAAGCAACATTTGGTTTGCGTTCTATACCTGCCATTTGCATAGCCTGTTCTGTTGTATTGCTCATCATCTTTTGAGCATTCGTCATACTTCTCCACATCTTTTTATCAAAGCCATCAGGCATGATAATTCTTTCTTCATCATGCATCGCTCCTCGATGTATTACTAAGTGGAAAATTTCTTCTACTTGTTTTGCCATGCCAGGGATCTCACGACTGTAATCGTTTCCATCTAGCATTTTGTCGAAACACTCGTTAGGACTTATTCCTAAGGCATCCGACATTCCATAACCAACCACATGCACAGGTTTCATAAATATACTCCATAATTTGTATCCAGCATTAGTGCTGGAGGTTCTTCGTATTCGTCTTCTTGCTCTGGTTCTACCCAGAGAGTTTCACAATAAAATTCATATCCCTTTAGTTCTAGATTATCCCCAAATATTGGGTCGTCTCTAAATCTATTCTTCTCCATCAATTGGTCAACAATAATTACTTTATTTTCAAATAAGTATTGTTGGCAATGGTTTATACTTGGAAACTTCATCATAAAATCAGTCTTCGCTGTATTATCTACACCCTCGTACCATAATATTGCAGTCAAAATTATAAATGTTTTCACTTAGGATATTTCTTTCTATACTCATCTTCTATGTTAATTAAACTTTGCATTACATTACCGAAAACCAATTTAAATCTACTTCCAGGTTTTTCTATAAACTCGTCATAGTCCAATCCTTGGTCAGCAAGCATCTTACCTTTTTCTTGCCCTCGTTCTAGTAATCTATTTGATAGATAAACATCTTCTGCTTCTTTCCATGACATGCCTTTAGCATTATGTCCTAGATGTTTTTCTAATTTATCTTTTAGTTGCTCCCCATCAAATACAGTCTCTGGTACATTTTCATTAGTCTCTTTATTATATAGGCACGAAAATAAACCCTCATGTAATCTCGAACCATATTTAACAGTTCTATTATCAGTTTCCATATCAGCATAACCAAATCGTTCTAAAGTTTTTGCTAATTTATCCCAGCCTTCGAACTCACCTTTTCTATTCATAAATTCTATAGATATAGCGATACGAGGTTTATCAGAATTATGCCAAACTGAATGTGGCTGACCAACATTAATTAATCCAGGATATGACATTTGAATACTTAATTCTTCTTTCAAGTTTCCTTGATATCCTGGCAATATTCTTTCTCTTGGTATTATATATGTTAAATCTTTTTCAGGATCCCCTGATACATTACACATATCAGAAGTCCAACTCTCTGCTTCTGATGCATCCCAATAAGTCATAATAGATGACTCTTCTTCATTAGGTCTCCATGGTTCATATATTCCAGGACTAACCTCTTCGAATGCCCAAGTCACTCTTCCCCAGTTTGGACGAACAGGACTATCAACATGTGGACTCATTCTATAATTAGGGTGGGCACGAAATATACTACAACCATATGGCATTAGCATCATATCCCTCCATTGCTTCATCATTTCAATACGAAACCAGCTATTCCTTACACATATATTACCTCGTGCTGGATTGGCTCTCAGTGGCTCTAATATGCTATATAAATCCTCGTTAGTAATAGGTCTTTCAAGTGTGTCCTTTAATGACATGTAATATGGTTCGTGCTTCATGATCTACTCCAAGTAAATTCTCCATCAGGTTTTACTTCTGCCGAGATGGGTGATGGGTTATCCTCTTTTATAAAATGGTGTCCCATTCTTTTTTCTATTGCTGTCCACTCATGTATTCTTGACCCAGTTCTTTTATCTCTAAAGTCAATTGATATAGTATAAGTTTCTTTCTCACCATCATATATCATACTGTGAGCACAGTCAGGTCCAGCTACACATACGATGGATGCTTCACCCATCTGTGTATCAAAATGTTTTTTAACTTTTGGTCGAGTTTCGTCATCAAATTCTATCAAGTTAATATCGGTGTAAGGCATCTTTGGATGCTTTACTTTATTTCTTCTTTCCATTACACATTCTTTTGGATCCCAGAATGCCATACTCTTGTCAGCATTGTTTTCTAAATTTACAGGAAAGTTTAATCGCCAATAATATTCATGGCTGTAATCTATATAATCTATGTGGGGTCTTAGGGAATATCCTGGAGGAGAAACAAAAATAGTTCCTACGAGTGCTGGAGCCATCATGTTTCTGTCTAGCCATTTTATAAACTCTGGACTGAACTTTGTATTCTTAATCCATAAGTTTGCTACGAATCCATATGCAGCATATGAGTATGAAGATTTATCCGTGTACCAAAGGTCAGGGATTAATTCTTCTTTCCTCTGTGCCCAGTCTCCACTTTCTTTATCGTATCTTGCTATTTGAGTTGCTAACTCTTGTGGTGTCAATGGGAATGGCACATCTTTTAGTGCTACATGATATGGTGGTCTAAACATTATTTTTTCTTTGTAGTCTTAGGTTTCTTTTTTTGGAATCCATGTTTTTTTCTCACATACTCTTTTGTATCTTGCCAAATGTGTTCTAAGTAAAATTCTTCATCAGCGAAGAAATTATGAAACTTAACCATAACTGCTCCTGTCCAATTATAAAATCTCTTAAAGATTTTACCTTGGATTCTTTTTAGGGCACTTCCTCGTGGCATTACCCAACCTAATATGAAAGCTATTGATGAAAATGTTAGTGTTATGATATATTCTATTAAATAAGTTTCGACATTATAGTCCATTATGTTTCCTTTCAATTTACAAGTGGTGGTTTTTGATAAAGCAGGAACCACCAAACTGCTCGTCATAATCCTTCTGATAGGAGAGTTAAATTTCAGGATAGAAACAACTCACTGAATTAAGCTACTTTCCTTGCTCTCTTTTAGTGTAGCATTCAGTATGACGAAACTCTATATTCTACTTCTATTTATATTCACTGCACCAATCTTTTCCAGGAATATAATAAAATATTGTGTAGGATCGTTTAATCCTTTTCCGAAACTAGGATCTTTTGGATTGCTATGATGATACTCATGAGATCCTTCACCCCAGTTTATGAAACTTAAATACCATGGGACATTACGAATATGTTGCTTTCCTCTTTTATCACTATGTTGCCAAGCATTAGTAATCCCCATTGACCATTGTCCTAAACCTGCACCAGCAAATGCTGCCCATGCAAAATTAATTCCCCACTCTTGAATGTATAAGTATGGACCATCGTACCAATAAAAATGCGTTAAGTAATACCACAACTCTGGTAGCATAACTCCTAGTCCATTGGTATATGTTTCTACAATAATTCCCCATAACAACATTAATAAGTAAGCACCAAATATAGTAATACACAT